ACTATGTGAAGCGTTGGCAACAGATTATGCAAAAAGAGCATCATCATTAAGTCTAAAATTTGAAGAGGCTTATCAGAAATACTTTAAGAGATGCGAGATACGAAGTTATGAAAATCTGTTACAACAATTTACAGTAGGAAACCTCGGAAAAAAAGTAAAGAAAGTTGACACAAGAAACGATATTGAGTATATAATAACTCAATCAGATGATGATTGTGAAGATGGTGTTTGTAAATTATGAAACTATATTATCTTGGATTTTGTTTGTGGTTCTTCTTACTTGTAGCTATGCTAACAGGTTGTACCATACTTGAAACAAAAATGGAAGAGATGAAAATATCTCAAGAAGTAAACTTTTAAATAGATTCTATTTACTGTTGTATAATATACCTTATTTACTTGAGGGAATTAATGAACGAAGCAACAGAACAGATTAATATTAAGATTAATAAAAGAGATTTAAAGTTTATTGATGCGAAAGCTGAACGATATGGAATAAGTCGTTCTTCTTTGCTGAAGTTGATGGCTTTAAACGGAGAGTTATCCGTAGCTAATTTAGATAGAGAGAAATTAAGATTACCAATTACCTAATTTTAGGAGGGGTTTTCTTACAGGGAGTACATCCTTGAACACTATCACTCCCTCCGTAATTATAGTGGTGGTAGTGTAAGGTTAAAACTACAGTTGATGTGGGTATGTACAATCAACACAGGCTAAGGGCTTTTTATGACCCTTTTTGGCAAGTTTACCTGTACTTGTGCCGAGAAAACAGGTATCTAATCGTACTTCTTAGACCTTTGATATCTCTCGTTATAGGAAGGGTGTTGTCTAGTAAATAATCCTGTAAAGCCATCTGCAAAATTTCCCCTCATCCAGTCTGGCAACCATGTTTCATCCTCCTCTGAGCCTTTAAACCTTTCATACCATCTACCAAACACATCTGATTTGTCAGCAGAACTGCCATCATCAAATGCTTTCTGGATTTTCTTCTGGTTTCCTGCACCTATTTCATGGGGTGGATTTTTATCATAGATATTGGCATACACAAACTTAATCTGTGCATCAGCACTATCTTCTTGGTCAGTATCTTCTAGGTATTGTAGATAAGATGAAAGGTGTCCACCAGTAAACTGGAATAAACCATACCCTTTCTGCTCATTAGATGTGTTTTCTACCTGTTGATAGTCAAATGTACCACCAGTTTCTACATCTATATTACCTAGTAAGGCAGGTATTTCATCTTCCTCAAATCCCGCCCTCAGTAATGAGGCTCTAATATCCTCTATATCCATACTAGCCAAAGAGTTTTTTAATATCAGCAGACATAGCAGGGGTAGATAAATCTTCAAACTCTTCTTTATCTTCATCCTTAATCTTTTCATACTTCTGCTCTTCTGGATTCCATATCATTGTGGGTTCTTTAATCCATGATGGTTTACGACCATACATTTCAAGTGCTTTATCATGCCCTTCTTGTGTTTTCCAGAAGTCATCCTTTTCATTAACACTCATAAAGCCACCTTCATTTTCAAAACCATCGGTTTTTTTAGAGGGCTCTACATTTTTAGCGTATGCTCTACCTTCTTCTTGGTCAACACCCATATGTCTAGGCTCACCTTCAGAAGTTTCTTCAGGTGGCTTACCTTTCATAAAGTCTTTAGGGTCAACATCTTCATCAATAGCAAATATTTTCTTTTCAACTATAGGAATACCAGTTTCTTCAAAATCTTCTATTGACATTTGATTAGTAATTTCGTACTGCTCATCTGTCAATTCATTACCCTCCATAAGGGCTTTATAGATTTCTTCTTCTTCCGCAGTTCTTTTTCTAGTAGCACTAGAAACATTATCTTCACCCAAGTCTGGCTTGAGTTCCATTGCCTTACCCTTCTCTGCTATAAGGTTGCCATCAGCATCTCTATTACCAGTAAGCCCTCTACTATCAGAAGCAGCCTTTGCAAAATTCATAGCATTGCCTGTTTCTTCTTCTGCTTTTTCTACTTGGACATCAGCTTCTAGTTGTTTTATCTCAGCTTTAGCAGATTCTATTTGAGCCTTTAACTCTGCTATTCTTGCATCTCTTGGATGTGCCATTTCTTTCTCCTATTTAATATATTCTTAATTTTTTCTTTTCGGGTTTTCCATATTTAGGGAATCCACCGAATCCTAATACTGCCTTTTCAAACATCTTATACCCTGCTGGTATATCTTCATCTAACATTGCTTGTTTAAATGGATTGATAGAAATAGGTGTAACCTTATTTCCAACCCAACTTGCCCAATCTCTAGCACTTGTCTTATCAAATTTCGGACCAGTTAAAGTACCGCCATGTTTGAGTGATACCCATTGTTTTCCAGTTAGTAATTCTAAAGCAGCCTTAGGTAAAGCTGCACCTTTGTTTAATCCTTCGTGCATAGGATTTGTTAGCCAGTGCATTGGTTCTGCAATCTGTTTAGATACAACCATCTCTTCGCCATTTCCTAAATCAAGTCTACCTGTCATCCAAAAATCCTGTAAATCAAATTCTTTATCATCCTCTGAAAAGATTGAGTGCAAGAAATAAGCAAACATAGAAGTAGAAACACCTGCTCTAAACATATATCCCATGTACATATTCCACTCACCTACTTCTTTTGCAGTTAATTTTCTACCTTGCATAACTTTAGTAGCAAGATTCTTGGTCATACCCACACCTTTGAATCCAATATTAATATTAGATATAGTCCAGTCTGGCGATAATAACAACCAGTTTGTTAAACCCTTTCTGGTCGGTGTAGCTACTAATGAAGCCCATTGATAAAATACACCCTTTGGATTATTGGCATTTTCTATTGCTAACTGCTCCCATTGTAGGCTTAACTTATTAAAGTTCTGCCCACCAAAAGCATCATTTGCAAATTGAGAAGCCATTTGTGATGCCTCTGCTTCTGGTATTTTTAAAGTACCTTCTTCTGTTTTTACAAGCCTACCTAGCCCTCTAGCCTGTCCACTCATTAGTCTTTGTTTCATTGTAAGATAAGTAAACATCTTAGCATGGTCATGTATTCCATCCCATGTAATTTTATCTATCTTATCTTGAAACTTCCCAAGTGGCTTTAATCTTGTATCTAAAAATTGTTTAACTGTTCTATAACCTGCATTGACAAGTTCATTTGTCTTTGCATTTCCAATACCCAGTCTAGCATCTACTATTTCTTTTAACAACTGTGCGTGTAGAAAATCACCTTTAAGGTCTACTAGCTTTCCATCTAAATTTCGTGCTTGAATAATATTTCCCTTGCCATCACGAACAATAGAAGTCATATCCCACTTTGCATCTAAAAATTCTTTAACTATTTTTCTTGTTTGTTTGCCCTGCTTTGTATACATATGTGTTAAACCACCTGCATAAATTCCAGACAATACTAATGCTTGTGCATGGAATAATGACATAGATAATATAACCCTTTTCATTGCATTATTTAATATAGATGCTTTATGAATCAACCCTGTGCTTCCTATATCGGGTGCATAGTAATCTTCTAATGCTCTTTTAATTAATGGATGTAGTAATTTACCTTTAAGAGCAGGCATTTCACTTTCTTTATATCCATGTTCTTTGGCTAATTTTACCTGTGCTTTGTTTCTTATATCTACTGCAAGACCCAATGTTTTGTTTCCAAATCTCATGCCAACTGTACCCAACTCTCTGACAATATGTTTTCCTGCCATCACCTTTGATAAGGTTTGAGTATATCCTGCAAGAATTTTAACTGGGTCAAATACAATATTCCTTCCTTCTGCAATCTCTTCAATTGTTTTAAAGATTTTTCTTTGATGTGCAAAGTTAAATTTCTTAGATTTTCCTAACTCATTAAATGCTTCATTTAATTTACCCATCTCTTTTGCAGATATTTCTTTACCAAATATATGGGTAACATAATCTCTAATGTGTGATTCATCTTTTAATACATTTAATTCATTAGCCATTTTCCAGAATTTTTCCATAGTATTATGAAAAGCCTGTACTGTTTCGTAATATTCCTTTCCATATTCTTTGATAAATTTTTCTTTATTAATTTTGCTAAAACTCTCTACATGGTTTAAAAATTCAAATTGCTGTTTAGGATTTTGTACAATTTTTTGTATCATCCTACCAACCATAGTAGCTTCTCTTTCCATCCCCTCTTCAAGTAGCTTACCTGTATCAGCAATTTTATGCCCATGCTGTTTCATCTTCGCTATTTCAACATTGATACCTTTTAACACAGTACCTCTAGCCAATCCAAATGTTAATGCACCAACAAGTGCCATATAACCCTTTTCATCTTCGGCAAGTAATCCACCTGCTACTGCTCCAATAGCACCTGCTTTAGCAATCTTACCCATTGAAGGTGTCTTAGCAAGACCTTTGGTAATATCAACCTCTGGTAAAATTTTGTCATACCCTTTAATCGGGGGTTCATAATCTGGTCGCTCTGTATTTCTTCTACCAATATCAATTTCTTCTTTCTGACCCCACTTTCTATTTTTAGAAGGATGTGTTGTGCGATTGAAATCTATCTTGCCCCATTCTTTTGCATTTTGTTTTCCAATAACAACTTCAGCATGATGACGAGCAGCCAAACCTCTTGCCTCTAACTCTGTAAATAATCTACTACCATCTGGATTTTTCTGTTTAAGCATTTTCTTAACAGTATTCTCAATTCTATCTTTCAGAATCTCATCTGGTTTTATTTGACCCTCTCCTTTTTTAGTTCCATGTAGTTTTGCTTCTCTTAGCCAATATTCATACCTTTGTTGATGTGTTAATCCTTCTGGTAATTCAGCATCTTTTGGTACAGGTTTAAATGGCTCAATCTTTGGCTTTTTATTAGGGTCAAATTTAAATGGTTTTTGTTTTGGCAAAGGTGTGTTAACTTGAGTATATTTCCTTTCTGCATTTTTAGAACCCACTCTATCAACAAACCAACTATTAGAGGTTGTTTTAGTAACAGCACCAAAAGCTGTTCCTAATAAAGTACCTAAAGCAATACCTCTTTTAAGATTATTGGGGTCTATTTTTCCTTTGAATGTTAAATCATGTAACGCCTCATATACTCCACCATAGACAGCACCCTCTGCACCCCTACCTGCCATAGCTACTGCTCTCTTGTTACCTATAATGCTCTCCATTCTTTGAACATATTTAGGCTTTATTCTAGTAGCTTGTGTAATGGTTTTTCTTGCCATCTCAGAACCCCTAGCTACAGCACTAGGTATTCTTAGAAAATTTATTAACAACATCTCTGGGTCTTTTACAATCATACCTGCAAAAGCACCTGCTGTAGCAGAGGGATTTTGAACCATAGCCATTATTCCATCTATTACACCAATATCTTCTGGAGTATAACCATATTTTTTTTGTACATCAGTAACATCACCATTTTTTTTCTCATAAACATGGTGCATATCTTCTTGAAACTCTGCCATAATTTGACGATTGCCCAGTCTATCAGCTTCTTCTGTAGATGATAATGCTCTTACATTTGCAATTTCAGAATAATATTTTTCTAAAGCTATTGAATCATAATAGCCAATATTTTGAGCCCATTCTTTTGTTTGCCCCTCAAACCATCTACCCCTTTCATTGTCTTGGTCTGTAAGTTTCTGCCACCATCTATATATCATAGATTGTGTATCATTAAAGCCATCAGCAAATGTAGCTTTTTTATATTTAGGTGTAATAGAAAGGTGATAATCTATATTTGCCTGTATCTCTTCCTCAGACAGACCATCATCTATGGTTAATAAACCAACACCTTCTACATATCTTTGACTCATTTATAATGCCCAGAGTTTAATTACTTCATTTTCTGTATTATCTCGAATTTTGCCTTCATCTAATAGAATATATTTTCTATAATACCCATTTGGGTCTGCTTGAAAAGCCTCAAACCTTTCTTTTGGAAGTCCTTTGAAATGATTAAATGCTTCTCTTCTTATCCATGCTTGAACATCATCTTCTTTCTGCTCTTCTTTTAATTCTGTTGGAGATAGATATCGTTCCATAATTCCTGCTCCAGAAACATTAACCATTGACCACCAGATTTTATCTAATCCATCCATTAATTCCATACTGGCTTTATTTGATTCTTTTAGATATTCATTTTGACTCATTTCTGATGTTTGTTTCTCATCATCCTTTATGGTTGATTCAAAGTAAACTGTGCTTTTTCCATCATCTACTTTAATAACACTACCATCACTACTCATAGAGCCATTAGTCTTATTCTGTACACCACCACTATTAAGCATTTCATTTAATATTTGTACATTTTGACTATATAGGTGTGCTGCAAATGGATTCGTTTTCTTTATTCCATTAAGATATCTTTTAAAATATCCTATATTTTCTTGCTGTCCTTCCGAAGTAAACAACATATCATTAACATCATTTGGCGACAAATTTTGTGTTGTTAGCCATTGTTCATAGCCTTTTATTATATGACCAAATTTCCCCCTAACTGTTTTTCTGGCAGTTTCTTTTTCTGTATCATTATAATTTTTCCAATCTTCATTAAGCCCACCAAGATACGCATCAATCATTGGGTCGCTATTTTGACCTAATGTAAGATGACTTCCAATACTAGCAATCTGGTCTTTAGTTGCCGTATTATCTTTTAGTGCTTTATTCGCTGCCTCAATTGCAGCCTCTTTAACCTTGATAGCATATTCAGGAAAATGCTCCATTAAGTCATTAGCCAATGCGTGTAATTCTTCTGCTGTATCTGGATTAGGATGCTTTCTTCTTATCTCGTCAAGCATATTTTGTTTCTGCATTAATGGATGTTGTTTCTGCATCATTGCTGCTGCAAATGGACTACCCATAGCAGCTTGATAGAATGTACTTGCTTGACCCATACCATAACTTGAAAGCTGACCCATGCTATGTGCTTCTGAAACACGACTATCATCTAGCATTGCTGCTGTAGTATACTTATCTCCAAACATTCCTGTGTAATCTTCATATGCCATTAATTATCTCCTATCCAAAAAGCCCACCAAGCAAACCACCATCTCCTAGCAAGGAATCCCATATGCCTTTTTTCCGTTTAGCCTTACCCATGCTTTGTGCTGCTTGTTGTCCAAATATATTTCTTGAAGCACCACTAATTCCTGCTATATTTTCAATTGGTATTGCTTGACCTTGTGCTGTACCTGCCTGTATGTATGGAATTTGTTTTAAACCCATTGCCATAGCTGTGCTTATATCACCTGTCTGTCTTGCTCTTTCCATATCATATAATGATTGTGATTGTGCAAACGCATCATTAAATGCGAGTGTATCTGCCTGTGCAATAGAATCTTCTACACTTCCAAATAAATCTGCACCACCAGTAGAGCCCAACATTCCCTTTGCCTTTAAGGATTCCAATGTTGCATTTCTTAAATCATCAGCCTCACCTTGACGAAGGTCTTTATTTTGATTATACAAATACATCTGCATAGCATATGGGTCGCCATCCATAGCAGCTATTCTACCACCAGCACCACCACTTTGTTTAAGTAAGGTGTCATATTGTGCTTGTAATTCTGGTGATAACTTCTCAGTTATCATTTTGTTTTCGTAATCTATATCAGTAGTGCCAAGAGTATTATCACTAGAATAACCTGCTCCCATTTCAGCAGCTTTATCCATTAGTGCAATTTGCCTGTCATAATCATCCCAAGCAAAGCCCACAACATCGTCACCACCACCAAAGCCGCCTAAAGGAAAACCAAAGCCACCTTTCTTTTGATTAGCAGCTTCCCATTCTGCCTTACTTACACCAAGATTTTGTCTACCTTTTGTGGCAAAAGCGCCTTTACTTGGAAATGCTATACGCTTTTGATGGGCATAAGCCTTTCCATAGGCTTCTTTTCCAGCCTTAGTGCCCAAATCTACTTTTCCGTAACCTGCCATTTCTATCTCCTAATTAATTAACTGATTACATATAGTAACCAAGCACCACCACTATTTCCTGATTGTGCGTATTGACCCGCTTCTCCAGCACCACCATTTCCACCACCACCACCGATAGTGATTTGTAATGAATGGTCGTTACCATCGGCATTTATTGTATATGTTCCTGAAGTTGTGCTACCTGCTGTACCGCCTGTTCCACTTGGATTATCCTCGCCACTACCCTGTGCGCCTAATCCACCATCTGAAACTGTACTAGACCACGGAGGATTTGCCCAACCACTCGGTATTGAAAAATCAGAAGCACCAGTTCTATTACCACCACCATATTGACCACCAGCACCACCAGAGGCAGTTGCTATTGTTTGCCTTACACTACCATCAGCAGCTAAAACTTTAAGGATAGTATCGCCACCTGCACTACCAGCAGTTGCTCCTGTATAGCCTGACGCTCCACCGCCACCGCCTCCTCCACCAGAAAGTTTGTACTGGACAGAAGTCTCAGCAGGGTCTAAAGTATATGTACTGGAGCTTGTAAAGGCTTGTGCGGTTTCTGAGTAGTATGTCCAAATCTTTGTGCCATTAAAATACACATTTGACATATCAGTACCATTAAACTTAACCTTTTTCTCAGAGGCTAACGCAGTACCATTAAAGTATATATCGCCCATATTATGTAGTTACTATGTATAAATCTCCACCAGATGTATAAATCTTAGCGTGTCCATAAACACTCGAACTCGACCTAAGTGCTGCGTGTGTTGTTACATCTGCATCAATAGCTGCTTGTACCATTGCTGTACTAGCTGCTTGTGTTGTATTTGTTGAAGTAGCAGCAGTTGGTATTGTGGGTATTCCAGTTACAGCAAGTGTACCACCTATAGTAACATTCCCTGCTATTGTACTATTATCTATAAGAAAATCCTCTCCAGCATCTCCGTTTAAGTCTGCCTTAGAATTAACTGCTGTTCTTACTGTTGTAAATTCAGTATTAAAGTCTGAACCAGATATAACTTTCGCAGAATCACTATCTGAGAGAGCATCTTTTCCTGACCAATTGACTGCTAAAGTATAATCACTCATCGTATTTTCCCTTGTTTTGAAATTATTGCCAAATCTTGAATAGAAGCATCATAACCATTACTAACAATACTTAAATTCAGCTTTAAATGTTTCGCACTACCTGTTAGGGCAGTTTGATACTCCTGTAATCCATATATGGGTGTATATTTTACATCACCCCATAATGAAGTTGATGCACCCCACAAGGCTACTGTGCCTGTTGTTATAGGATTTAATGATATCTGTGTTGTAGTAGATGGGGTTATACTAAAATCTTTATACCATTGTAAACCTAGAGTAGCACCAGAGCCACCCTCTAATACTAAAATCATTTTCTTTAATAAAGAAGCGGAAATGTTTTCCCCCATTCTAATCCATATACTAGATACATCAGCAGTAATAGCAGCATTAGTATAACTAGCTGCCGAATCAACCCAAGCCAAATCCACATCAAAATATCCTTCATATCCTGCAATGCTCCCATCTTTTTGACCAACTAATAACCCACTATATAACTCTGTATTTATCATACTAGCTGGTTCTCTATCATTTGTAAATGACCAAGTAGTTACTCTAGGAACTTGCTGTGGTGTTGCGTGTTTAAAATCAAAAACATAAGTAATATTTTTATCAGTAAAGGTCATAATATATATGCCTTCATTCTCTAAGTAAACTGATTTAACATTTGTACTATTGCTTATATTTCTTATTAAGGTATCTTTAATAGACAGAGATAAATCCTGCATAGGTAGTTTATCTTTTTCTGTTGTACGAGCCAATGACCTTAAACCTGTTTCAGATAAGAAAACTAAATCATCTGCAATAGCTTGTACACTATCCCTAGAAACACAACCCACACCTTTAATAACTTCATTAAGTGCTAGTGTTCCACCAGACTCTGGGTTGTCATATACTACAATATTGTTTTTACCAAAAATAACCAACTGTCCGTAGAATGGTGCTATTGCTACAATCTCATCTGTGCCCCATACAGTTTTTAAATCTATATTTCCAGAACCAGTACCAGTCCAATCATCACCATCTAGTAGAACAGAGTAATAAACCACATCTGGGGCTTCCGTAACGCCCCCTACCCACAACTTTCCGTATGCACCCATACCACAGCTAGGGTCAAATAGCGTACTTATAGATGCTGGGTCAGTTGCGTGTGCTGTCCATTTTGCACCCGAACCTAAAGAACCATCATATCTTTGTGGTAGAACTCCTGTATGTAAACAATGTAATCTATTATTAAAGTTTATAAATTGCCAATCACCCGAACTATTAGCCACGGTATGCTTAACATCAGCACCACTGCTAGGAAAAGCAGCATTAGGAGATGTAAAGTCAACTGTGTAAATAGAAGTACCGTGACTAGCAAATATTTTATTAGTACCAGAATCATTATGCTCCACCA